GGCGATGAATGGCCATCCGATCAGATCGCCCAAGCTTGCTACGGTCGAAAGTGGTTTGCCACTCATCTGACAAACGTGCAAGATTGGGAAAACCTAAATTACATCCTCGTCAAAGCGAAATTCTCACGGCACCCTGGAGGCATCCCGAGAGCCGTTCACATTTCCTATAGAAGAACAGTCGATTCAGATACGATGTGGAGGTACTATGGAACGGTCATTCTCACTGGTACTAAGCTCCAACTATACAACGAAAGTGGCGGGCATCAGGAAATGGACGCGGCAATCCCTGATGAAATACGGTTCAGAACCTATTACGGTGGCCGACCTGTGATTTGGAGAATTGCTTCCCTTCACGAATTCACGGTTTCGACAGAGTATCCCTTCAATGACGCTACAGTGATCGGATTTAAATGGTGAGCCTTGTGGCAGGTCGGCTCGGTCTATCTCGATCGCCACCCCGCCACGATCCGCCCCGGCACGCCGTCGATGGCCCGCTCGGCATCCCGCGTCAGATCCAGCCGCTTTCGCAGCTTGACCTGTGGCACCAGGAGGAAGATCGGCACGGTGGTCAACCCGCGGCCGGTCTTTGCGCGGGACGCCACAGCACGGCCCTTGCTGTTGAGCCGCCCCTCAGCCACCAGCAGGCTCGTCCCCCGACGCCGATAGACGAACCGCAGACGCAGGCCCGTGCGGCGCTCCCATTCGCCGGGGGTGATGCGGCCGCCGCGGGTGGACTTGCCTGCGGCCGGGGTGGGGATGGCCAGCCAGAACCCGTCGCGCGACCGGATCAGAGGTCCCGTGTCATGCGCCCCGACAATCACCGGAGCGTTCGACCAGACCAGCGCAGCGGCGTTCAGGCTTTCGCCGCCTTTGGGATAGGTGGCCAACCGGATCGAGTTGCCGAGTCGGGCGCCCAGCCCCGCGCCGGTGATCTGGCCTCGCCAGGCGGATTTCAGGCCCGCGCCTGCCTCGCGCATGGCGGTGGTGACGGCCTTCTCGCCTGCACGGATTTCGGCCTGCATCATTGCGGCGAGGTCAGGGCTGATTTCCAGCTTCAGCTTCATGCGGGCCTCAGGTCCAGCGTCCAGATCAGCCGTTCCCGGTCGCGCAGTGGCTCCCCCTGGATGACATGGCTGTCAGCACCGATGACGATCACATCGCCTGGTCGCGGGGCGGGCAGGTCGGCAATGCGCACATCCACCACCGTCGTGTCGCTGACGAACCGGCCAGCGCCGAAGTCGGTGACACGGTCGGGCGCGCGCCGGATGATGCGGATGGGGCGTTCCTCGGACGTGGTGGCCGAGACCCAGAGGGCCGGGGCCGCCATGGAAGCATGGGTGAAGATGCGATCCATGGCGGCGGCAAAGACAGACATGGGCAGCGTCCGTCAGTTCGACGTATGCAGGCGGATCGCCAGCCGGGGCCGCTTGTTCACGGGCAGGATCGAGGCCTCGGTCATGACGTCGATCCAGCGGCCCTTCTCGTCGAGATGCTGGCGGGCATAGAGCGGCAGGCCGATAGTGTTGGCAGTTTCCAGCAGGTTCGCGGGGCCGCCATAGGTGGTGAAGGTGTCCATCGTGCCCAAGGGGAAGGCGATGCCCTCGTTCGCCGGGACCAGCCGCTCGGTGGCCTTGGTCGAGAGGGTGACGGTGCCGGAATACTCCTCGAAGAGGATGCCGCCGAAGGGGAAGTTGCGCCGCACATCCTCGCGCAGCGGCTGGGCGCCGGTCGAGGCGTAGAACTTGTAGGCCTCTTCCGTCTTCGGATGCGCGATCAGCTTGTCGAAGAACTCGCGGCTGACGAGGGCATGGACCGAGGTCATCGCCTCGCCCAGCAGGTTGTCCTCGATGGCGCGCAGCACCTCGCGGACCTTGCCCTGGACGTTCGTGCCTGCGGTGCCCAGCACGAAGTCGACCGAGATCTGTGCCAGGCCGAATTCGGTGAAGTAGTTGTAGAGGGTGGTGCCCGCGCCGTCCTTCACGATGCCGCGCAGCGCGTTCATCTCCATGTATTCCCGCGTCTGGGCGTGCTTCCGGCGCATCAGCAGCAGCTTGCGGTTCATCACTTCGACGAGGGGATCGGCCGCATCGAACGCGCCGCCCAGCGCGGGGGCGCCCTGGATGTCGGCAGGCAGGACCACGTCGTCATGCGGGATCCATGGCAGGGCGAAGGATCGCATGGACCGACCCTCGCGGGTGCCGACGGTGGCGGGGCCGCCGAGGGGGACGGAGGGCAGGAGGCTCAGGACGCCCTCGTACTGTTCGATGATGACGGACCGTTGGCTGACCCCTTCGAAGCGGAAGAGGCCGATCTGGGCGAGGCGGGTGTAGAGGTTGGGCAGGATGTTGATGGCCTGCGTCATCTCGGCCAGCGAATAGCCGCCAGCGTCGAAGGGATTGCGGACGAGGGTCATGGTGGGGCTCCGGGAGATTGAGGGGATTGGACGTCAGACGCCGTCGCGGGCGATGATGCCGACGGCGGCCAGCTGGGTGATCTTGGCGGCGATCTTGGCCGCATCGTTGACCGTCGCCTCGTAGGCGAGGGCGGCGCGCGACACGATGGCGGGGCCACGAGTGACCACGATGCCCACAGCATCGGCGAGCGTGGCATTCACCGGGTACAGGAGGACGGCGACTGCGGTTTGCGAACCGTCGGCACCGGTTGCGGGCGAGAGGGTGTACTTGCCGCTCGCGGTGATGCGGCCGAGAACAGCACCGGACGGGTAGTTGGTGCCGATCAGCAGCGTCACCACCTCGCGGGTGTAGTTCGGGTTGACCTCATATTTGAGGACATCGCCCATGCTGGGCGGTTCCGTCAGGACGGGCATGGTTCAGTCTCCAGGATGTTGGGGGGGGGCGCCCGATCTGGGCAGCGCGCGTTAGCGCGAGGCGGCGGCCGACTTTTTCGCGGCTGCGACGATGGGGCTTTCCTTGGTGCCAGCCGCCGGGGCCGTGGCGATGATGCCCGCGGCATCACTGCGCGCGGCAAGATCGGCCAGCACCTTCGCGCGCAGCGCTTCGGGTTTCACACCCTTGGTGACTGCGTCTGCGGCATCGATCTGGATGCCAAGGCGAGCCGCCTGCGCGCAGACCTGAGCGACCTCGGCCGCCTCCGCCCGGGTCGCTTCGGGCGACATGGCGGCCGCCGTGGTTTGCGGCGGCGCGACTGCCGCGGGCGGGGCCGGTTCCGGCGGGGTGCTGGCGGCGGGCGCAGTTGCAGGCTGCGCATGGTCTTCTGGGGCAGTGGTCATCATCGGGCCCTTTCCCTTGGGGTTGGATTTGAGGGTGGTTGTGCCGCGGGGTGCGGCGGCAAAAGCGCGGAAGGCGGTGACGGGATCGGCCACCTCGTCGGCAAGACCGGCGAAGACGGCCGCCTCGCCGCGGAAGACGGCGGCTTCGGTGCCCAGCGCCCGAAGGGTGTCGAGGCGACGGCCGCGCCCTTCGGCGACGGTTTCGGCGAAGAGCTGCCGCAGGTCCTCCAACTCTCCAGTGATCCGGTCGCGGACGGCCTCGGGCAGTGGCTGGTAAGGATTGGCATCGACCTTGCGGGCCCCGGCATGGATCAGCGTGACGGCGATGCCCTTCTGGTCCAGCGCCCCGCTCATGTCGCTGTGCATGGCCACGACACCGATGCTGCCGACAGCGCCGGTGCGGGGCAGGATGATCCGGTCTGCCTGCGAGGCCAACGCATAGGCGGCCGAGAGCGCGTGATCGGCGACGAAGGCATGGACTGGCTTGACCTGACGCGCGGCGCGGATGCGGTCGGCGAGGTCGAAGGCCCCCGCCACCTCGCCACCGAAGCTGTCGATGTCGAGGGCTATGCCACGAATGGCAGGGTCGGCCAGCGCCGCCTGCAGCTGGGCGGCAATGCCCTCGTAGGAGGTCAGCCCCGACGACTGCCCGATCCAGGCGCCGCGATGGACCAGCGTGCCCGCGATCTCGATGACGGCGATCCCGTCCACCACCGCGAAGGGCTGACTTCCGTTCCGTGCCTGGCGGTTGGTCAGATCATCACCGAACAACGACGCTCGGACGGGCATGCTGGCGGCCTCCTGCGCTTCGGCGGCGATTTCGACCCCCTCGACGCTGATTTCTCTGCCGGTGATCCGCGGGCCAAGCCCGGTCAGGAAGGCCAGCGCCTTGGCAGGATCGACCATCAGCGGGGTGTTGAAGACGCGCTGGGCGATCTGGGTGTGGTGCATCATCCTTCCTCCGCGGGCCGGGGGGCCTGGTCCTCGCCGACGTCTTCCTGATCGCGGGTGTCCTGCTGATCTCGTTGCTGGCCCTCCGCATCACCCGGCGCAGCGCCGCCACCCGCCGCCTGTGCCGGGGATCCCGGCCGCCGGAAGTCGAGGCCGAGGTCTGCCTCGCGTTTGCGTTCGGCCGCGATTTCCCGGTCAACCTGTTCGGCGTCGTAGCCGCGTTCGGCGATGGCCTGCGTGCGGGATTTCAGGCCTGCTTCGATCTGCAGGATCTCGGCAGCGGCATCCTTGGCCGGGTCGATCCAGTCCCACTTGGTCGGGAGCCAGTCGCAGGCGAGGTATGCGCGCCGGTCGGTGGCATAGCCCGGCAGATCGATGGCGCCCGCCAGCACCGCCATGTCCATCCACCGCGTCCAGACCGCGCGGCAGAGCTGGTAGACCATGACTGAATGCTGGAAGGCCGAGATGCGGCGGCGGAAGTCGACGAGGGCAATCCGGGTGTTGGAGAAGTTGCCCTTCGCCGTGTCCCCGGTCAGATAGCCATAGGGCACGCCCAGCGCCGCGCCGATCTGCAGGAGAGTCCGGTACTGGAACGGCTCGTAGGTGCTGCCCGAGTCCGGGGTGGATGGCGTGGTCACGTCCTCGCCGGGGTCCAGCCGCACCACCTGGCCCGGTTCGACCTCCAGATCGTCCTCTGCCGGATCGAGGGCGGTTTCCGGGGCGGGGGAGGTGATGAACATCGCGAACATCGCAGCGGTCTTCTTCCGCTCCAGCTCCGCATCGTCGTAGAGATCGAGGGTGAAGAGCTTCACCACGGCCGCGGCAAAGCGCGTCACGCCGCGCAGCTGGCCTGCCTCGACCGGGTCCAGAATGTGGATCACCTCGGAGGCGGGCACGCGAACCGTCTCGCCCGCCAGCCCCGGATCTGTCATGTCGCCGGGGTGGCGGCGCAGGAAGTGGTAGGCCACGCGCCGCCCGATGCCGTCGAATTCGATGCCCTGCCGGATCGACCCTGCGCCGGGCAGGACGCGGGTCATGTCCTGGGGCAGCATTTCCGAGGGGAGCATCTGCAGCTGCATCGGTACAGTCAGACCATCTTCGGGACGCCGGGTGCGGATGCGCAAGAAGACCTCACCAGCCAGAAACACCTCGCGGGCTGCCCGGCGTTGCAGCCCGAAGAAGTCGGTCAGCCCCTCGGCGTCGGCCTCGTCCGTCCAGGCGAGCCAGAGCTTGTGCAATTCCTCTTTCTTTGCGGCATCAGCGACCTTCGACGACGGCTTGATACCGTCGCCAACGACGTGGTTGGCGAAGGCATCGACCGCATTTGCCGCATAGCCGTTGTTCCGGACCAGCCAGCGCGCCCGGGCGGTGATGGTCTCGCCCGAGGCGGCGATCAGCGTGTTCACATGCGCCCGGGTGGCCCGGAAGCCGCGCATCCGGCGGTGGGACTGCGCGGCGTCGAAGCCGCCGATGATGGACCCGAGCCGCGCGCGGAAGCCGTCGAAGACCATGGGTCAAAGCCCCTTCGTGGCAATGCTGCCCCAGCGACGGCG